AGTGGGTGTTGATTGACAATGCCGATCAGACCAGCCAAAACGGCATCTTGTTTGCTGATGCACGTTGGGCCAGCGCAGGCACAGTTGACCCTGTGAACGATCCTGTACCTACTATCCAAAGTTTGTTGAACAGTGATTACTTGGACTTGGATGCTCCAGATCCTGATCTATATCCTGAAGGTATCTTGCTTTGGAATATGCGTCGTTCGGGCTTTAACGTCAAGGCCTTTACCACCAACTACTTCACAGCACAGAAGTATCCTGATCAGACCTTGCCTACGTATTCGTATACCTGGGTCACAGCATCTGGCCTGCGTGACAACGGCGCTATGTATGCTGGACGCAAAGCACAGCGTGCTTTGATTGTACAGGCTCTGCGTGCTGCCATTGATGTCAGTTCAGAGGCTCGCGAAGATGCACGCATATTCAACCTGCTGGCCTGCCCACAGTATCCTGAGTTGATCCAGAACTTGGTAGTGCTCAACAATGATCGCAGCAACACAGCGTTCATCATTGGTGACACACCCATGAGACTGCCTGCAACAAGCCAGCCTCTGCAGATCTATGCCACCAATGATTTGGCCGGTGCACAGGTGTTGCCCGAAGATTATGTGACCACAGGGGATCCTTATGTGGCCACATACTATCCTTCTTGCCAGACCAACAACACAGATGGCACGATCGTGGTACAACCGCCCAGCCATATGATGTTGCGTACATATGTACGTTCAGACGAAGCCAGCTATCCATGGTTTGCTCCTGCTGGCACACGTCGTGGTGTGGTAGATAATGCTGCACGCATTGGTTATATCAACGGTCAGACTGGCGAGTTCACACAAACCAATATGGGCCGCGACCTGCGTGACATCTTGTATGAAAACGCCATCAATCCTATCACGTTTATTCCTGGCACAGGCATCACTGCTTATGGTCAGAAGACACGTTACAATGTGGGATCTGCACTAAACCGTGTGAACGTGGCACGCTTGATTGTTTATCTGCGTACACAGTTGGCCACAGCAGTACAACCATACTTGTTTGAGCCCAACGATGCATTTACACGCAGCCAGGTCTTGGCCACAGTGACAACACTGTTGAATGATTTGGTAGCAAAACGCGGTCTTTATGATTACTTGGCAGTGTGCGATGAATCAAACAACACACCTGAGCGTGTGGATCGCAACGAACTGTATGTTGATATTGCTGTTGAGCCAGTTAAAACAGTTGAATTTATCTACATACCGATCCGTGTCAAGAACACAGGAGAGATCTCGGCAGGAGCATAAAATAAGGGGCAACCCTTATTTTAGCTTCCGGACCCAGGGCTAAATAACAGTAACAGGAGAAATCGAAATGCCACTTTCATCACAGACCGTACAGAGCTTGCAGAACCTAACAGTACCTATCGAAGGTCAAGGTAATCAAGGCCTGTTGATGCCCAAGCTCAAGTACCGATTCCGCGTACTATTGTACGGCTTTGGTGTCAGCCCAGAGACCACAGAACTAACCAAACAAGTCATTGACTTTGCCAGACCCAGTGTTAGTTTTGAAGAAATGACCATTCCCATTTACAACAGCACAGTATATCTGCCAGGTAAACATTCTTGGGAAGCCACAACACTGAATGTTCGCGATGACGCTTCAGGCAGTGTGTCTAAGTTAGTGGGCGAGCAACTGCAGAAACAATTGGATTTTTATGAGCAGGCCAGTGCCACAGCAGGTGTAAACTATAAATTTTCCATGCAGTGTGAAATACTAGACGGCGGTAACGGTGCGGTTGAACCAGTGGTTTTGGAAACATGGAATCTGCTGGGCTGCTATCTTGCCAGCGCAAACTACAATGATTTGAACTATGGCTCCAGCGAAGTAGTTACCATTGCGTTAAGCATTAGATTCGATAATGCACTACAAGGCGTTGATCCTACCACCGGTGGCGGCGTTGGTCAGCAATTGGGCGGAGCGGTCAGTAGAGCACTTGGTTCAATAACTGGCGCAGGTCAAACTGGCGGCTAATCTAGGAGGGCTTTATGGCCTTCGGTAACGACTTCTTAAAAGGGTTCTTGAGCGGGATCACCGGTCCTCAGCTCAAGGACTATCAACATGCATCAAAGACTTTTCTTCCTAATGCATTTGCTTATGCACCTAAGGTCAAGTTTTTATTCCATTGCGTATTCAACATCAATAGCCAAATTCCCGGAATCGCTCAACTGCTGGGCGAAGCCAACACCACTATCAGCAAAACGGTTAAAAACGTTCAATTACCCAGTTATTCATTCCAAGTTGAAGAACTCAATCAATACAACCGCAAACGCTATGCCAATACCAAGATCAACTACAATCCTGTACAGATAACTTTTCACGATGACAACAGTGATCTAGTGCGTCAGATGTGGTATGCTTACTATCAGTACTATATCAAAGATAGTCAGTACAGTTACAATGGTATTCCTGCCAGCAAAGGCAGCCCGGGCTCGGATCCAACTTTTGCGGGATTTAGTTACAATGCCAGCGACATCTATGCCGGCGAACGTCAGATAGGAGATTTTGGTCTAGTAGGCGAAGGCCGCGGCGATGCCCTGCAAAATCAACCAGGTGTGGCCACTAATCCTAACTTTTTCAACGATATCACTATCTTTGGATTTAATCAGCACAACTATAGTGCCTATACATTGATCAATCCCATAATCACGGACTTTGCGCACGATACCTATGACTATGCTGCCGGCGGCGAAACCATGCAGAATACCATGACTATTAAATATGAATTGGTCAAGTATTACTCAGGAGCATTAAATGGTGCTACCAAAGCTGGAGCACCTCCGGCATTTGGTCAGACTTCAGATTATGATCAAGTGAGCAGTGCCATCACACGTCCAGGCGGCAATGCTACGATACTGGGCAAAGGCGGTCTATTAGATGCCGGACAAGGTATACTCAGCGATCTGGCTTCAAAAAATCCCATTGGAGCAGTATTGACCGGAGTCAGGGCATATCAGACGTTCAAAGATAAAAATCTTAAATCCATAGCCAAACAAGAAACCAAACAGTTTGCTACAACAGTATTAGCACAAGGTACAGAAAATGCTATACGAAATCAAGTCCCCGCCATCAATAAAACTTTGAGTAGTTTTTTTCCCACTAACCTCAAAGGCAATAATCAGGATAAAATTCCGCAGGTCAACACACCTAGAATCAGTGGCGGCAACTGAAAACTAATCCTTAGTTTGGTAAAATACACAAGGTAAATATTGATATGCCTAGCGTAAACAACCCAGACAATGTCAAAGATCGTACCAGTGCTGTGTATCAGCAGTTTAATGCTGCCTATGACGGTATCTATGGATATGGTGTAGATCAAAGTACCTATGATTATGCCCTGGGATACTTTGAAAAGACTGCCGACAGCAAAGAAGCTGCAGCCGCATTTACAGACAACCTTTTCAGGATAGCAGCCAATTTCCAAAGCAACGGCGAAAATATCACAGTACAGGATCTACTGCAACAGATCAACAACAGCCAAGGTATTACCATAGACACTCTCATGGCTTACTGGCTCAATCAGATACAAAGTACCAGCACACTGTTGGGCACAGTACGTAAGTTCAGCAGCAACTACTACGTGACCAGGACCATACTAGATTGAAATGTCTAAGTTTGCTCAAGGGGAATTCGTACCCCAAAATCCCGACAAGTATGTAGGTCTAGGTCGTCCTAGATATCGTTCGGGATGGGAGCTGAGTTTTATGAACTTCTGCGACAACAACAAAAACATAATCAAATGGGCCAGCGAAAGCATACGCATTCCTTATCAACACCCACTAACAGGCAAACAGACTGTGTATGTTCCAGATTTCTTAGTTCAGTATCTCAACAAAAAAAATCAAATCTGCACTGAAGTAGTGGAAATCAAGCCCAAGAAGCAAAGCATCATAGAAAGCAAAGCCAGCAATAGAGAACGCATGACAGTGGCTGTAAACTATGCCAAGTGGGCGGCTGCTCAGGCTTGGTGCCGCAGACAGGGTTTGACTTTTAGGGTAGTGACAGAAGAAGACATATTTTATCAAGGAGGTCGTAGATGACCAAAAAATTAGAAGAATTGTTTGAACTACCCCAGGACGAAGATACTGTGGCTGAAATCCCTGCCGTGCAAATAGAATCGGAAGATGTACCTGTAACTGCCACAGCATTGGCCAACTTGGAGCGCATAGAGTCTGCACTGCCTGCGGTCAAGGGGTTAGAAGCAGCAGACACTGAAATCGACGAATTAGTGGGTTTGGCCAAAGAAAGTTACGAAGATCTCATGAATCTGGGTATGCAAGTAGACAGCAGATACGCAAGTGAGATATTTGCTGTGGCTGGTACCATGCTGGGCCACGCCATTACTGCTAAAACAGCTAAAGTAAACAAAAAACTACGCCAGATTGATCTGCAACTCAAACACGCCAAACTAAAAGGCGATCAACTGCGGCAGGCAGAAGAAACAATCGACGGACAGACTGTTATACCCACAGCAGAAGGTGTGATTTTAGATCGCAACGAACTCATGCGTAGGCTAAAAGAAGGCGAAGTAAAACACTAAAAACGCTAAATAAATCATAAACTAGGAATGACCTATGAAAAGTTTTAAAGAATACTTAATAGAAGATGCTAGAGAGTTCAGTTACCGCATTAAAATAGCCGGTGAACTGGATTCCAAATGCCAGGCAGATATCAAGCAACGCCTAGACAAGTACGATGTGGTATCAATGAGCACGGCTAAAAAAACGCCTATTCTTGCCACACCTTCAGATTTTCCTGGCTTGAAAAACACAGAAATCAACATCATTGATTTTACATTCAAGTATCCTGCCAGCCTAGATGAGATCCAGCAGCAGGTACATCTGTGCGGTGTGCCAACTGCCAACATCGTGATAGTGGATCGCAAGTGGGACGACAGCATTGAAAAGGATGCTGAAGGACAGTTAGACACAGAAAAAACCAGCGAAAAAGATTCTTTGTTAATGACCACAGATTTAGGCGCACCCAGTGCCGAGCAAA